TGTTACCGCTAAGCGATAGTGTTTGCGGAATGCCGACTCCGTCAGCGCCTTTTGGACCAGTCAAACCAATAGGCCCTGGAGGCCCTGCTGGCCCTTGCTCTCCACGTTCGCCTTTTGGCCCAGCTTGACCGTCTTGGCCTCGTTCGCCTTGGATACCTTGAGGGCCGATAGGCCCGATGTCTCCTTTCGGTCCAGGCTCTCCATCTCGTCCTCGTTCACCTTGAATACCTTGAGGTCCGATTGGCCCTTGAAGCCCGTCCGCTCCTCTTGGTCCAGTATCGCCTTGTGGACCTCGTTCGCCAGTTTCACCTTTAGGTCCAATAGGTCCACGCTCACCAGTTTCCCCTTTGTCACCTTTTGGACCAGGCGTTAACGAGATGTTTTGTAGCTCAGATTTTGTAGCAAATACGCTTGTGTCTACTTTAGGAGTTGATTCAAGTGCTTGTAGACGTTTCAAAATCTCTGAGTCGTCATATCTTGCACCTTCAACGTGAATATTGCTTAATGCTTCTTGTAATTCAGATTTAGTTACAATTTCAGTGATTGCAACGATTCGTTTACTATCTTTCTCAATTACTGGTAATTCTTTGTGCTTGTCGATTTCAGACACTCTAACACCAAACGAGAACTTGTAAACATCAGCAGATTGTACTACCTTTTCGATGTATACATATCCAGTTACTGTTTCATCAACAGTAATTAAGCTAGTATCAAACGGCACTTCTACAACATTTCCTGTTACCTTTCCAATCACTTCCAAGAATCTGTTGGATCGTTGAAAATGGAATAACACAATTACTTTGTTTAAGTCAGTCCTGTCCATTGTTAATTCAATTACTGCACTATTAGTATCGTGAGAATAGAATTCGTCTTGGATACGATTCATATTATTTCGAATCTTAGTAGTCAGACTGACATCCCTTTTGATTTTTTTCATACTTCCTCCAATGAAAACGGCAGCCACGATTGTAGCTGCCTAGTGATTTTATTGATTATTTGGGCGGTCATAAGTCATTGCACGAGTGCTGTCGCTTACCCCGCTCGTTGTAGGGTCGTTAACTACACCCACGATTACGAAGACTGCAAATAGCGCGTTGATAAATACTAATAATTTATCAATCGTTTCGCCTAACTCTAAGCGAATGTTAAACACAGCTAAGAATGTTTGTAGCAATAAAGCTAAGGCTGGGACTAATGTAATCCAAAATGTTTTATTTAAAATACGTACTTTCCAGTTAATCATCATATTTCTCTACCTCTTTCACAATTAATTTTTTAATTTTGTTTTCTTGATTTTTTCTCATTTGGTTAATGTATGGTCTCAAGGCTTCTGGAAACGGCAATCCAAGTGCTTCCCAATTTTCCATCAATGAACCAACATAACTAATGATGAAGAATAAGCAGGCTGTGATTCCTATTTCACGATGACCAAGTGCGCGTGCGTACAGCGCTATAACCATCACCACAGCAACTACTAAGAAATGTCGCAGCAAGCCATTGGTACTTGTCTTGCTGTCGAATTTCTTTAATTTAAAGGCTTTGATGTATCCCGATAAAACATCAAAGAATACTAACCAAAGCAAAATCTGAATATAAGGACTTTTAAACAATGATTGAAGATGCTCGTTTAAAAATCCTAGTTCGATATCGTGAGGCATTACAACTCCATGACCTAAACGTTATCGCTTGACTTTGGCTCTTTAGGTGCTTCCCACTTCCAGATGCCTAACTTACCGTTTTGCTCAAGTGCTGCTAGTTGTTCAAGCGCTTCACCTTGATATGTGAATGGCTCGTTTACTTGAACCATAACACGGCGCCCTTCTTGATATTTTTCGATGTGGTTAGGATTTTCAAGTGTGAAGATTTCTTGAGATTGGTAAGTTTTCCCAACTTTCCCAAGGTCTACTAATTCAAGACCACGCTTGAAAACAGTAGGGTCTAGTGGGTTATCTGTATCAGTCACACGAGCCAATACTGCCCAATCTGCCACTGCTTTTACCTCAGCAATTTTTGCATCTTTTTCAGCAAGTTTTTCTTCATAACTTTCAGCTTGCGTACGTAAATCTTCTTGAAGTTTCTTCACTCCATCGGCTGGATTGAACTCAGTAGTCACTTGTCCGATGACTGCCTTAATTAATTCCTCGTCTGATTCGTTTACACGGTCACCAATTAAAACACGGTCAAAAGCCGTATAAGGTGCATCTTGACGAATTGCAACGAATGTACGGTTGTTTTCTTGTAAGTATTTGTTGATTACTTTAAATGTCATATATCATTCTTCCTTTTCTTTATCTGATTGTAGTTGTTGGATTTGTTCTTGTGCTTCTTCGTAAAGCGCTTTGTAATTAGCACATTCAATCGTCTTATTTGCTAATTGAATTGCTAAATCGTTAATAATTTTGTCTTGTGTGTTCATGTTTCGCCTCTCTTATTTCCATTTTGAATAGTAGCCACGGCTGTAATTGCCTTCCACTGCTCCGAGATTTCGGAAATTATCGTAAATATCGTTTAAAATATACGATAATCGGACGCCTTGAATAACAATTTCGTCAACGCCTGCAAGCGTATGAGTGTTCGTGTCAATAGACACTTCTTTCAAGCCTGGTTGCGCACTTATGTTAAATGTAATTTTTTGCCCGTACATATTCACGGCACTTTGAACATTATTTCCTGAACGCCCATTCCAGATTTGAAGCCCTGCCGATGTGTGGTCCATAGTTACGAACCTATTTCTGTTACTTAATAAAGCTGTGTATGAACCCTCAACACCGTTGATATTTCCAGAGCCAAAAACCAAATATTGTAATGGCCTATTAGGAAATTGATTTTTGATACCAACGCCGTGACCGTTCATCTCAAGCCAGCCTGTTTGTAAATCAAACATAGTATCCCCATTTAGAGAGGAAATGCGACCACCTTTAATGTGATTTCCTGTGAAATCAACATTCTGTATCTTTGTAATCGTTGCTTGTTTTGCGAACAATTCATCGACAAACGCTTGTTGAGAAACTAACCTTTGAATGAACGCAGTATCGAATTTGACTTTGTCGGCCGTAACCGAACCAACGTCTAAAGCGTTTGCGGTAACAGAACCTGTAGCTATCTTGCTTGCAGTTATCGCTCCATCCACAATCATGTCGGACTTGACTTTGATTTTAGGGGCGATGATGTCCACGCCTCTAGGGCTTGCGGAAATGGTAGAGGCTAACTGCTCACCAGTTAATGTAGTTGAGCCAATAGTTACACCTTCCGATGTAACTTGAACTCTAGCACTATTAGAGGCGTCTCGCACTTCCTGCCTGATCTCGTTAGCACTCTGAGCAATAGCACTCTTAACATTCGTATCGAAAAATTGAGTTAATGCACCTTGGTTGCTCTTTTGAATTTTACTCCAAAGAGTACTTTTTTCGTCTCTTAACTCCAACTCGATAGAGCGCATATCTTTAAACAATCCAGACAAAGTCCGTTGCGTAATTGTAGGCTCAACAAAGCTAGTAGGGAAATCTCCCTGCTCTAACTGAATATCAGTTATCACAGTATCCCCAGTACAACCCATGTGATGTAGTTTTAGCAGTTCATCTCGTGTCTGTGGCTGAAATACCTTGTAAAATCGCCCGTTATGCTCTATGGCAGGCGCACGGACGTTTTGAATAGTGATGTCCATTTGTTACCTCCCGTAAATTTTAATAGGAATTGAACCGTAATAACTTCTGTATTGGTTAAATCCAGTTTTTTGTTCGAATTTCGCAACGGACTCGTTGAAAGTTATATAAGTTTTATCCTGTTTATTTTCGACGCTAGACAATGAAATGTTTTGCCCGCTTATCTCAACGGCCTTTATTTTATTTTGCGAAAAATCCATATTAAGAATTATTTGGCTATTGTTCCTAACGTAAGTTATTGCTACGTTACCACTAAATAACAGTTTTATTTGCTCCCAAACAAGCCTTGCACCGATGTATCGCTGTGTAACTTCCTTGTTACCTACATAAATTCCTTCTCGTTCCATATTCCCTCCTATGTTGTATAAATATCATAGATGGTATTAGCGTCTTTATTAGGTATTGCGTCGTATTGGGTCTTTGTTCCTGCCCAATATTTCAACGGTTGTCCGCCATTTTGATTTATAATGTTTGCACCAGGCTCGCCATTCGACCCTTTAGGTCCTGGGGGCCCTACTGGACCTGGCGGACCTTGAATACCTTGTGGGCCAGTTAAACCGATAGGCCCACGTTCTCCACGAGGTCCATCGTTTCCTTTTAGTCCTTGCCTTCCTATTGGTCCCTCTGGCCCCATCGGCCCTGGGGGTCCTACTGGCCCTACTGGACCTTGAGCGCCTTTTAACGATTCTCTCTGTTGACTTGTCAGCTCCTCGAATCGCATAACACCGTCCGCACCTTTTGGACCCGTTTCGCCATGTTCACCCTTGTCGCCTTTTGGCCCTGTTAGATATTGCAAGGCTGAGAAACGGTCATGACCGTTTCCGACCTTGACCTTACCTGTATCACTTTCAACACCTAACTCGCCATCAAGCAAAACAAGGGGGCTGTTTGCCCAGTCGCTCGCTGACATACGCTTATGTTGTACTCTAATTGGAATTGTTTCCGTCATGTTCTACCTCCGTCAAAAATAAATGTTGGATTTTCGTTCCAACTTGCGTCATAACTAGCATTCTGGCCATCCGCAATCGTCTTATAGGCTAGCTCTAAATCAACCCGATTTGTCCGATTATCAATCATAACTGACTGTGTCACGTTTTGGTACCAGTCGCCTGTAAACGTCAAGCGATAAGCACCGTTGTATACTGCTAATACTTGTTCCTCTTTCTGAGTCAAGTCTTTATCAATCTCTGGCATAACCGTATTAGTAGTAGGTGAGAAATGAACATGTCCACCATAGAACGGCGTTTTGTTCACAATTACAGTCACATCCGTCTTTCCATAAGTCGTACATGTTGCTGACCAGCTAATGACGTACTGCTTACCTAATTCAAAGCCTTCACCGTTATGTCCAACTTCGACATAATCAGTACCTAAAGCAATCTTCTTAGCAGTGCTACCACTGAGGCGATTTTTATTATACTTAGCGGTTCCATCACCACCAATTAAACCAGCGTTGATTCTTGCGGTCTCGCTGACTTGTTCTAATTTCTTACTCAATTCAGCGATTGAGTCCGCACCACTCATCAACTCTTCACGGATACGCTTCACGAATTTAGGGCGCTCTTTGTCTATTTCTTCATGGATTATAGCGCCAAACTCTTCAGCTTTGGCTTTAATAGCATTCACTTCATCCGTAAATTGATTTCTCAATTCTTCATTTTTTCGGTCAAAAGCAAGGTCAGCATTCTTAATTTCTCTTGCCAACTGTCGTTCAAACTTACTTTGAAATTGCTGAGTTTCACCCTTGACGGCATCACTAACTACACTACCAATCGCATTCGCAAGACCTGACTTAAACTGGCCAAAACCAATTGTCTTCAATTTCTTGCCCATTGGTGAGTAAGTGTACTTAGTAATCTTCTTGCGCACATCAAGATTGTAGACATCGTGAAATAGACTCACAATGTCATATATCTGGACAGGCACGTCACTCTGGCCGACAACTTCAAGCTCAAGGCTATCTTCCATCATGTCACAGAGCGATGTTCGATAATACTGCTCACCATACTTACGAAGGCTTGCTTCATCCTTCACATCCTGATCATTAACCTCAATCACATCTTCGTAGATTTGACTGTACTTGTTAACGAGCGGACTATCCACAACTACAGAAAACTTGCGGTCAGGCGCCTTTTCTCCCTCACCTTTGACTGTCGTGGTGAAAGTAATTCGAGTCTTTAAAGACTTGGTAGAGGTTTTGTGCTGATAGCTAGACAGGTTCTTTTTGTACATAAAAAGCGATTCGTTTTCCGAACCACCATTTTTTAGTAATCGTACTTGATACCCATGTCTGACTAAATCACCGCCCCATTGACCAATAATAGAATGCTTATCTTTCGCAAATGCCTCCATGGCATTCTTAGATTCAACATTGAAGGTGTGTCTATCTTCAATATCAGAGAAAAATGAGAATGGATTGTTCCGAGTAATGCTCCCAGCAAATTGACTTAAAGCAGTCGAACCAGTCACTCTATCCAAATAGATAGAATTGACCACATAGTTATTCAAGAGAGTGAATACTTGATTAGCATAGACCTGAATATAGCCATGCTTCTTCTCAACCTCGAAAATGACAAAATCCTGCTCGCCGTGTAGATCATCAGCAGTCAAGAAAGTTTCTTCTCTCAACCGTTGCCATAAAATGTTGTTAGTAGGGAATTTGAATATTAATTGATAGGTGCTATTTGCTTCTTGTGTGATGTTATCATCGTACGCGGCATTAAAAGGAATATTCCCTTCTGTTAAGTAAATCATACTCGATACCTCCAATTAGGACGAATAGTCACCTTGCGTACATTACCAGTAAATGTCACACCATTACTACCAACAGGTATTTCAAAAAATCCTCCACGTTTTCTAAGAGTGTTCTGCACTGTCCCACTGGCATTAAAGATATTTTGTTTTCCTTGCCTGCAATCGATTGTAGTTTTTGTATTTACAGTCAGATACATGGTATTATTGCCAATTGTAAGTGATACATCCCCATCGCCCTCAATCTCGATGATAGGCTCTGAATAGACCGTACCGATATTATCAATCGTTCCAGCGCTTGTTAATACGACTGGTGCGATATTCTTCGGATATCTGAACGGTTGCATGTCTAACTTGATTTCTAAATTCCAAGCATCATTTCCAAAAGGTTTATAACTAGCATTCACAAAGTTAGCATAAAACAATGAGCCAAGCTGATAGCTAAATTCCAAAACATTATCATTCGATTGAAACTTATCAAGAATACTTTCAATATCAACCATTTTTTTAACGTAGAGAGTGAAGGGCCTTTCGTAACTGTCGAAAGAACCATCTAACACACGGTAACTACCATTAACTCCATAAAGAGTTGCCTTCTCTCCTTTTGGCGTAGCCGCCTCCACCTTCCCAAAGTCAGTCACAACACAATTAGGAAGGGTTGATGTGTTAAAACCATTGATAATCATATAATCCATTAGATTCCCTCCCTTGCATAAATTGCACCATGTTGTTCATAGGTTTTAAGCGAGATAATGTCATTGTCCAGATAAACATCTGACGATTTTTCAAGGATAGCAGTAAGGATTCTCTCCATACTCGCTCTCAGATTCGCTATCTCAGACACGGTTTTACTTTCACGGGCCTCAAATTGGGTTGACGGCATAGCCAATTGTGTCTCAAGGGTTTTAGTAAGGGATACAGAGGAATTAAAATCCAGGTTGTCTTCTGAAAATACGTCTGAAATTTCATCAACCATTCCTCCGACCGTTTGTTTGACATCCTTAAATTGATCTTGTAATCCTTGGTCTAACCCTTCCATGATAGCATTACCTGCAGGAATTAATAACTTTCTATCGTACTCGATTGGACCTTTATGGTCTCGAATCCAGTTCGCAACTCCTCCAACGAAGTCTGTAACAGCTCCCCAAGCAGCTTTCAATCCACCGAGAAAACCATCCATGATAGCTTGCCCTGCTGCACCTAAGTCGATATTCCATAAGCCATCAAATATTCCAGTGATTCCAGAAACTAAACTATCAACGGCATTAGACATTGCATCCCAAGCCGCTTGTGCTCCAGATACTAATCCGTCTATAATTCCTTGCACCCCTGAAACTAATCCGTTCCATCCTGCAATAGCAGCTCCAGAAATTGCATCCCATAGTCCACTTAAGAATGCTGCCATGCCTTCGAATGAGGCTTGGACACCTCCAACAATTGCGCTGACTGCTCCTGAAAAGATTGAAGTAATTCCGTCCCACACCATTGATATACCGTTCGAGATTCCATCCCAAATAGCACCTAAATCCGTTCCTAATTGACCGAAATTAAGTGTCACTAAATCAATGATAATTAAGATTGCTCCAAGGAATACTGATTTGATAACTTCCCATATTCCAGTGAAGTATGTAACGTATCCATCAAATACTTGAGAGATTCCTGAACTCATTCCGTTCCATAGCCCCATGAATGCATCAATAAACGGTTGAACCACTGCCATAATTGCGCCAGTGATTGCACTCCAAATGGCTGTTGCCACACTTACAATACCTTCCCAAATAGCAGTTGCAGTTTGGGCAATGTTATTCCAAGTATCAATCAAGAAACTTGAAATAGAAGTCCATGCACTAGAGAGAAATTCTGTAAATCCTTGCCAAATAGCCTTCCCTGTCTCTGTCTGTGTGAAGAACCATGTTAATGCAGCTACTACAGCAGTAACCCCTACAATTAAGGCTGTAAATTGATTCGCGGAAACAATCGCGTTAAATACAATCATTGCACCTTTAGCAGCCGTTAAACCAGTTTTGAAACCATCAATTGCGCTCTTAACAGTGTCTACAACTTTTAAAGCGACAAAGCCTGCTGCTAATCCTGCTAACACTGCTGTTACAGAATCGACTGCTGCAGGAGTTTGGTTAATCCAATCTACAAACTGCTTAATCCAGTCAGTTACTGTGCTAATTGCACCAGTAATACCTTCAAAAGCTGTTCCTAGTTCTCCAACATCACCACTAATACCAAGAATGCCTTTTAATTTGTCGATAAAGCCTCCAAACAAGTCACCAATACCGCCTACTGCACTCTTAATGTTTTGGAATGCTGTAGAAAGGTTATTGATAATCGTTTGTGTAGTAGATTCACCGAAGATAGCTGTTAACCCTTCTTTGATGGCGAATCCTAGCACTTCTGGAATGGCTTTAACCGCATTTTTAAGCATTGGTATGAAGTTGCCAAACACAAACGTTTTGACCGTTTCTTTTAACGCTTCTAGCGACGGTGTTAAATCCTCTCCAAGGGCCATATTTCCAAGCACGTTTTGTGCTGCAGCCTTCATGGATGCGAATGATCCAGAGAAAGTAGTTGAAGCTTCCTTAGCTGTCGTTCCTGTGATATCTAGCTTCCCCTGTATTGCGTGGATAGCTTGATATACATCGGATAAGTTGTTGATGTCATATTTAACTCCAGTTAACTTCTGAGCGTCAGTAAGAAGCCGTTGCATTTCTTCCTTAGTACCACCGTAACCGAGTTTCAGGTTGTCTAACATCGTATAATTTTGCTTAGCAAAGCCTTGATATGCAAATTGGATACTTTCCATCGATGTCCCCATCTTATTAGCATTATCTGACATATCAATCATTGCCATGTTTGCTATCTCTGCAGCTTTATCAGTGTCTCCGCCTAGAGATTGTAGAAGACTTGCGCTAAATCCTGTTACAGATTCCATATACGCGTTAGCGGACAATCCTGATGTTCTATACGCTTCTTTAGCGTATCCTTTAACGATATCGGCACTGCCTTTGAATAACGTCTCAATACCACCAAGAGATTGCTGAAGTGCTGCACCTTCGTTTAATGAAGAAGATAAGGTATCCTTAATAACTTTACCAATCCCAATTGCAGCAATCATTTTAGTGACTGTACCAGCAAAGCTTTTCATGAAACCTTGTCCAGCTTTATCTCCGGCACCGACTACTTCTGTTCCCATAGCCTTTTCAATCATTCCCTTGATTCCGTCAGCCGATGGGATTATCTGAACATAAGCAGTACCTAATTCTGTTGCCATTAAGTTTCCTCCTTCCCTAATAATCTATTTCTTTCTCTTAAGAACTCCTCGCCAGAACTAAATGTCTGAGTATCTGACTCTGATTTGCGCTCATCTATACCTAGTAATTTTCCTAGAATCGATTGAGGCACATTAGTACCTTTTGAACCGTCTTTCGTCTTCTGCCATGCTAGTATGCTTAATCTATCCACGGCACAAGCTAGTAACGACTCTTCTAACGTGATTCTATTTCCAGACATGATCATCTTAATTCTTGAGTTTTGTCTCAAGCCTAAAGAAAACACGGCCACCGTTAAAACCGGTAGCCGTCGATAGTCATAGATATTATATGTTTCTGCTAAATCGCAAATTAAAGCATCTTCATCAGTCGCAATCATTCTTGCAAGGGCCATTATTTTTTTAAGGCTTTAGCCTGTGTGAAAATCTCAGTAATTTCTTCATTCATTTTCTGAATGGATACAACTCCATTTTCATCTCGTACATGATCTTTTAATGCAGCCGCTGCATCAGGGCCTAGAACTTTTCGAACGACTTTAGAAATTAGAATAGGATTCTCTTCTAATTCTCCAAGTAGTTCTAATAGCTCATAGTCATCGTTAATTGTGCTTTCATTGATTTGGAATTTAAATCCGGAAGATGTTTTCCCTTTAATCATAATTAACCTACTTTCTTAATGTATTCGTAATGAGTGGCTCCGTCGCCATCAGGGAACGCTGATAAAGTAGTTTCATAACCGATGTTTTCTCCACCAGCATACTTAACGTCACCTACTTCTGACACTTTAGCAAGCGGAAGTACCATACGTTTAATAACTCCTGATTTTAGTACCATATCCACTACAAATGATTTTTCTTCGTAATCTTCAGCTTTAGCTTTAACAGTGATTCCTGCTTCTAAAGTTCCAGTTACGTTCTTTTCACCGTAAATTAATTTCAATACGTGTAAGTTTAATGCTTCAATTAAAGTGAACTTGAATTTGTCCTCTTTTTCTTTCAACGTTGTGTTTACGATTGAACCGCCCCATTCCTTAACGTTGTCAGACGATGCACTGTTAGCATTTTCTAACCCGTCTTCCGATACGAAACCTAAGTTTACGAATGCAGCATTTAACGCTGTTTCT